ACCTTGCGGAACATTTCGTTGAACTCTGCTTCTGTTGTAGGCTCTCCACGGAGAACCCATTCTGTAATGTTTAGCTCTGAGAGAGCTTGTGCAATTGATGCCATGTGGCCTCCTGTTTAACCTGCGATTTCTATGAGTGTGATTGTTGAGGTGCTGTTTTGATGTAAACGACAATCATTATTGTTGTCAGTACGCATGGAACGTGCATAGATACGATAGTCCAACTCATTGGTTGTATTCGGAGTATCTAAAACTACCCAACCTTCTCTCCTTCTAGAATCGACTGAGCCTGAGTTAGCGTAGATATAACTATCTAGCGTACCTGCGGATGCCCATATGTCAGTAGTTGTGCCGTTGTTATCTCTCTCAACTTTAAAACTAGCACCGTGGTCAAACGTACCACTTAGCCTCACAGCAAGTTGAATCAGTACTAAAATTTTACTAGATGTGCTTGTCGGTGTAATAACGCCAAGCAAACCACTATTAGTGTAGCTCGTGGTGTTAATTGCTGTGTCTGTGCTGTATGTGTTATTTACAACTTGAAGCACCTTACCCGTACCAGTCGTCGCAATACCCAAATCAGATAAACTTGGAGTACCGCCTGCCGCAGTCTGGATTTGATCGACTTTGATTATACTGCTCATCCTGCGATCTCCATGAGTGTAAGATATGTTCCTGATCCAAAATCTGTACCTACTCCTCGCCTGTTTACATATAACGTGTTGTCCCCACGAATTTGCAATTTGTAGGTAACAGTAGAAGAACTTGATGGGGAATCTTCATACGAACAAGCCGCAAGAGTGGTCATAGCGTTATACGAACCAGAAGCCTGTCCTGCGATACCATTTAAGTTAGAACCTTCTGTTCCGCCACCAATTACTGTTGCTATACTATTTACCGTTCTCTCAATACGAACCATTCCATCTCCGCCTGACATAGAGAACGCAACGATACCTGTGATTAAGATTGTAGAGGCAGAGCTTGAAGGTGTGATGGTATCTTCCAAAACCGTGTGCCACGCATGGCTAGTGTAGGCTTCCATATTGGATTTGAGTCTATTGCGTACCTGCACCACAGACCCACTTGGTAACTGAAGATCAGGAGCGGAGATCGTCTGCCCAGAAGGAGCATCGATGGTGTTTACAATAAGTGTACTCATCCTGCGATCTCCATAACTGTCATATTTGATGCGCCTGTATGATGCGCGATAATGTTGTTTGCCCCGCCATCCTTCATTAGAAATTTGTAGGTCAATTCGTTAGTTGTGCTTGGTGTATCCAAGAAGGAGTAAGCGTACCCATGACCATGTTGGTTTGATCCACCAAAATTAGCCGCATCTTGAAACGCCTCTCCACTACCTATGGCTGTATCTGCGGCGTTTTCTCTGCGGTATAACTGAGCATCAAAATGCGAGTCACCTAGCGCATCAATTGAAAAATCAATCATCACAAGAAACGTACTTGTGGCTGAGGATGGAGTGATCGTTACATTCAATCCAATATCAACCGAATAATTAGTGTTCACAGAGACGGAAGATGCTCTAGGCATATACGCTGTTTTTACTTGGATTACTGACCCACTAGGCATCTCTGTGAGAAGGCCAGACGCACTCCCTGCTATCTCCAACGTCTGCCCACTAGGGATAATTACTTTATTAGCGTTAGCCCCACTACTGGGGCCACGCAATTCTTCGACTTGTAATACACTTGCCATTTAAACCACCGTCCAAGTTGATCCCGCACTAATGGTCACAGTGACACCGCTCGCAATAGTGATCGGGCCAAACGACCCTGCATTGGTGTTTGTCGGGATAGTGTAATTAGATGAAATGGTAGTACCGTTCTCCCAGAAGATGCCTTCTTTGGCTCCTGTGTCAGCCCATGAAGCAGTCGTTCCATCCGTAGTAAGGAACTGACCCGCATGGCCTGTCTGATCTGGTAGAGCGTCTACCGATGCCCAATCTGCCGTAGTACCGTCAGTCGTCAGGAATTGTCCTGAGTGACCTGTCTGGTCTGGCAGTGCATCAATGTTTGCAATGAGGCTATCTGTCTCAGTGCGTGTGTAGTGATCCGCTAACTGGAACGTGCCATAGCTTTGGATAAATACCGTGTCACCTGCCGCCGCTCCTGTGTTGAGAACAACACTAGAACCGTTAGTGGCTGTGTAGTCACTTGTAGCAAGCAAGACACCGTTTAAGTAAACATCTACATAACCTGCATCATACGTTGCAGTAAATGTATCTTGGTTAGCTGTCGCTGTATGTTCTACAGAGTTAGCAACACCGTTGACTGATGAGCCTGCATTGACGAAACCTGTACCGTTGTACACCTTCATTGTAGAGGACGCAGAGTCAAACCATAGGTCACCTGTAGTTGGTGATGATGGTTCTGTAGCTCCTACGAAATAGGTATCCGCAAAGTTGTTTACGTCTGCCAGATTAGCCGCAACTTGGTTGACGTTACTAATCGAACCACCAACAAGGTCTACGTTCGCAATTGACCCTGCGACTACATCAATCTCTGAGGTAGCTTCTGCTAGATCATTAGCGACTGCGACAACCTTTGCTACTTCTGCCTCAACAGCCTGAATGTCAGCCATGTTGTTAGACACGTTTGTCACAACCGCCATGTTTGTATTGACGTTTGTAACTGCTGTCATGTTTGTGCTGACGTTCGAGACTGCACTGATGTTGTTGTAGACACTGTTGAGAGCTACGGTATCTGTAGCAACCTGCCGGACATCCGCGATGTCTGTCGATACTTGATTCACTGACGCAATGTCATTGCCAACATTGTTGACGTTCGTGATTGAGTTAGCCACTGTCTCGATTTCAGACGTAGGCTCATTCAGGTCTGCCGCTACTGTATCTACCGCAGAGATAGATGTATGAACACGATCTAACTTACCGATAGAAGTGTGAACACGATCTAGGTTGTCCGCAGAGGTAGCCACACGGTCTACGTTATCAATCGACTGATCGACACGATCTACATTACCAATCGAGGTATGAACACGGTCTAGGTTGTCGGCTGAAGTTGCTACGCGATCTACGTTAGCGATGGAGTCTTCCACACGGTCAATGTTGGCGATTGAAGTGTGTACTCGGTCTACGTTGTCGATGGACTGATCTACGCGATCAATGTTACCAATAGAAGTATGAACACGATCCAAGTTGTCGATAGACGTATGGACACGATCCAACTCATCAATAGAGGTATGCACTCGGTTGAGGTTGTCGGTGTTTAGAGCATTAAGCTGCGCTTTGTCTGACAAGGTGAGCCAAGTGTTCTCAAGGTAGTTCTTAGTGACTGCATCTTGAGCATTGGTTGGATCAGTGACGTTCTTAATCACACGGGATTGAGCATCCCACTTACCATCAGGAGTCTGAATGAGTGCAGATTCTGCAGTATCAATCGCCTCCTGGGCTGCGAAGTAAACCTGAATATTAGAGTTATCAAGGTCTTCTTCTGTTAATACGGAGCCTGAAGCAAAGTCCACGGCTCGTGAGTCTAGGTCTGTATTACGCTCAACACGCACCACCACCCCTGAAGCAGGAGTAGTGGACGTTTGAACTACAGAGTTTGAATTGAAAGTAAACGAGGTGTCTTCCACCCCGCCTACAAACACTTTGACATCAGCTTGGGCTGTGTAGTCAAAGGGAACGGAGAAGGTAGTGGTGCTACCGTCTGCCGTATACTCTATATAACTGTATGCCATTACCTTCCAGTCCTTAGTCTTCGGATAATATCTTTCGATGCTTGTATCTTCTTGTCTTCTTCTTCCTTCACCTTCTCGCGGTAGGCAGGAGATTCTTTCCTAAGATCTTCTAAAGCTAGATCTCGATAGGCTTTGAATATTCCTGAGAGTTCCTTGAGGGCAGGAGGAGACATGGCTTCGTTGCCATACATCATGGCTGCAAAGTCACGCTGTCTGACTCGTTGAGAAATTGCATCGTAGAGGGTCTTGTTACCATAAGCAGGATGTCTCACCTCCCCTAGTAACTGGTGGAACTTACCGTAGACAGATATCCCGCTAGAGGCATCTCCATCAAAGATGGTTCTAAAGTCAGTATCCAATGTGCCTACATTCAAACTGTAAGGCATGGAGGCAAGAGAGCCTGTTCGATCAAACTGTACGCGCAAGTCGTACATAAGCTCTTCAATGGGATCTACGTCTTCTGCTTCTTTGAAGGCAGGGAAGATGTATAAGAACCCAGTATCTTTTTGTATCGGTCTACCGAAGTCGTCATACTTCAGACCAACAGAGTTCATCAAGATTGGAATCTTAGCCTGCAGTTTATTAAGCAGTGTTCCATTCTCACGGGCTTGTGCTCCTGCCTCTAGCTCACCAATATCACGTGCGATGTTAGGGGCGAAGGAAGTAACAAAGCTCTCGATGTATGTTCCGAACTTGTCTGGTGAACTGAGAGCATCCGTCAACTGACTGGCTCCCATAAGGGACGACTTACCAAGGATGTTATCCACGACAACAGCTAAGGTCTTTGAAGCAATCTCTTTTGCTACTTCAACCCCGCCTTGGTCAAGACCACCGAACTCATGTTGAATGAAGTACGTGAGGTCTGCAGCAATCGCCATAGGTGTAGCAAAGGGTTCGATAGCTTTGTAGCTAATCCACTTCTTACGAATTGGATCCCATACTGAAAGAGGTTTATATCCCGCTTTCAGCCATAACCTACGCTGTACTGGATCCCCAGGGCCATTACCTGTGAGACCTCCAGAAGCTGCAAGAGCTACTGATCCTGCCATGATTGCTGTACCAACAGCCTTCTTTGCTTGTAGCACTGCCATTTGCTCTTCTGCAAACTCAAACTCTTTCTTCAGTTGGTCTGCATCAGCATCCGGTAACCTACCTGCATTGAAGTCCTCTAGGTTCTGTCGAGCAGTCTTGAAGGTGTTAATCACATTCATTTGACGCTGAGAGATACGTGCAGTGCCTGGGATCATAGACATCCCCACTGACACAATGTTCAGAGGTGCTTTGACGAACGGGAACGCAAGCAGTCGTCCAATACCACCACCCGCATTCGCTACACGACTAATAATCTGTCCGATTACGCCATCGTTAATATCTTGGGTGAAGGTGATTGCACGTGACTCTTCAACAATCTGTTTGTCTTTGAATTGTCCTGTGCTTGGATCTGCCAGTCTGCGGACATAAGCATCTGCTTCTAACCTCAGTTGCTCTGGAGTGAGATCAGGCTTCATCCGTGACAGTTCAGTGTATGCACGAGCATAAGCACGAGAACGAGTGAAGAGATACTTAGCCATCTCATCATAGCCACTCATGAGGTCACCAAAGAGCGTGAACTGCCCTTTGAACACGTTGAGCTTGCCTAAGAACGTCTGAGACTTATCAAGATCCAGATTGAATGCATCACGCTCTAAACGTGTTGAACTTGGATCTGTCAGTGCCTCACCAAGACGGAATGCTAACTTAGCTGCATCCCATGCTTCTTTGGCATACATACGGTATGCGTTGACTTGGATAGCCGCTTCAGCACGAATCCTTGCACCACGCTCTCCTCCAATCTTCCTACCTGCTAACTTACGCAGGAAAGGATAAAGGAACAGGTTGATGATGTTACCGAAGGCTGCTGCTTGCTGAGTAGAAGCACCAGAGATCATCGCCTCTGTACGGAAGCTGTTGAGCTTACCTAAGGCCTTAATCAAAGCACTAGGCTTGGTCTTCTGACGTAAGAGCTTGATGTCACCATAAGAGGTCTTCACGGCATCATGTAGTGCTGCGAACTCATCAGCCGCTTGGTTAGACTTGCGTAGCTTCGGATCATTCAATGCGTCCAGGATTGCCCAAGTACCACGAGTCACTCGTCTGCTACCTAAGTTACGAGAGAACTGACGAGAATAAAGACCGTCCATCACAGACAAGGAATCAAGGACATCCTTCAACTGCATGAACTCTGCTTTATCTTTGTTCGTGAACTCATCAGGGTTCTTCTTAGCCATCTCGACAAGCTTGGCTGCAGTCTCAGTCATGATCTCGTTGATCGCTAAAGCACGAGCTTGAATCTGACGCATCAGTTTGATGTCATCCTTAGCTTCGTCTTTTAGCTTCTCAAACAAAGCACTTGTACGATCAGTCTCATCACCAAGGTCACGAGCAATCTGTAGAACAGACTCTTTAGCTTCACGCTCTGCCTGCTCTAGTGTTTGCTTGCCACCGTTGTAGCCATCCATCTTAACGAGCTTGGCTTCATGCCTAACTGCACGTTCTTCAACGAGACGCTTAACGTCATCTGTTGTTTCAAGACTGTTAAGGTTCTTAGAGCCAATAGGAGCAGGACGTAAGGAGACATCACCAGTTTCACTAATGATCTCTTGGTCTCTGTTCCGTGGTATGACAGGAACTGCTTCACCTTTGTCATTAACACGCTCTAGATTCAATCCAGAGTTTGCATCACGATTGATCTCATTACGGGCTGCAGCTAACTCGTTTGGAGTAGGAGCACTCTCTGCTTCATCCAGTACACGATTCACTTCGTCAGCAGTCACTGTAGGCTGTTCAGTGTTGTCTAATACGTCAGCTTGACTTGGTGCAGTATCTCCTTGTGTGGAGGCTTCTGGGGTCTCTGGAGTGCCTTCTGACGTAGGCTGTTGCTCTGAGGCTAAACGAGACTCTGCTTTAGTCTTTGATCGCATCGATTTGTATGCAGCAGAACCCACATCTAGGACACCTGCGAGACCATTACCAAACAAGATACCGTAGCCAGTTGCTGTGAGGTTTTGCTCGATGTCAAACGCTTCACGGACACCTGCATCAATCTCAACAGACTGACGCATAGCGTTATCAGCACTTGAGTAGAGACCACCTTCAACAGAGGCTGTTGTATAGATACCAACACGCTTGACGAGGGACTCTGCAGTCTTCTGCTTGAACCCACGTTCTACCAGAGCTTTGACTGAAGCTTTACCTGCAGTGTTCACTCCAAAAGCACGAGCCAATAAGCCCACACCTAAGTAGGTAGAGGGATCAGAAGCAAGCCCTTTCAGTAAACGTCCTGTGCCAGACATCGTGAAGTTAGGTAACTTGTCATAGGTCTGCATGAGATCTACGAAAGCAGTTGCGTCTTCTGGTTCCCAAGATGCTACATCAAGTGCATCAGTTGCCATGTTGTACAGGTTGTAGTTGAACTGCCCCATGTAGGAGATACCAAACTTAGCAAACTCCTCATCTGAGGCATCTGCGTCAGGTACTCCTAACATCGCAGTGCCACGTTGTAACTCAGCCATTCTGCGAGCGTTAGCAATCCATGTCGGGTCTGTGTAGAGGTCTTCCTCTTTGAGAGCAGGGACTTCCGTAACTTCGGGTAGCTGACTCAGCTTATCAAGACCTGAAGGAACAACCTCGACAGTTACTCCTGCTTGAGAGGCTTCGGTCTCTTCTTCGTCTGTGGCGGTAGGAACTGCGAGCAGATCATCTAGCGTAGCCATTCGCATCTCCTATTGTGCAATATAGATTTCGTAGAAGTAAGCAAACGCACCTGGGAATGTGCGACTTTCAAATGCTTTCCATTTGGGTTGATTAGTCCCTTGGTGAACACCACGAGGGTCAGCGATAACGTCATCCACAAAGATTTGATATAGATCTTGTTCAGTAAATCCTTGAGGAATATTTACGCGGATGTCTTCAACATCATCAATAGGATTAGTACCATAGACTGTGCCTGGGTAACGGACAGACGACAGAGACTCTTTTGACACATCGAATTGTGTTTCTTCAAGCTGATCTCTCTTGCCTTTTTCGACAATCAACTCATCCGTAACTTGCTTTGCTATTGCGCGTACTTCGTCTTGAGTAACTGAGTTATCTTGGGCATACGCTTCGGCATAAAGAGTTTGGAATCGTTCATCGAACTCTCCCTCGATTCTTAACTTTTCGCGTGCCTCGTGAGGCTTCATACTCTGTGTCAGGGCAACTGTGCCTAACGTAGCCTCAACTGCTGACTTCTTAAACTTAGTGACTTCGCTGTTATTGAGTACAGTAGAAGACTGTTGAGCAGATTGTGCAAAAGTAAGCAGAGCAGGAATATCTTGAGGATGGATAGCTCCTGCATTATTTGGGTTATTGATAAACGATAACGCAAACTCTCTTGGAGTAACTTCTTTGTTAGGTGACTGTGCGTACCTAATAATGTCTGTTTTAAGGTTTGCTAGGTTGGTTTCCATCATTGGAGTCTTGAAGCCCGTCACTGTGTTTACAGTGTTCAGCAACTTGTACAAGTCTTCCTTCTTACCACCCTCAGCTACGTATTGAGCTTCTGCAGCCTGAATAACAGCACGAGGGTTGTTGAGATTGGTAGGATTTAGAAGGCCATCAAGCACTTGGTTTTCAATACCAATACGCGCTTCTTTCTGCTGTGCAGTCAGCTTGGCTAAACGAGCCTTCTCTGCTGCAGTAGCCTCTGTAAGAAGCTTATCCTTGGCATCTATGATCTTGTCGATCTGCGTTGCCGCAAGGGGTTTACCACCTTGTTGTAGCCTCAAAGCTACATCCCCATAACGGGAGTCACCTGTCGCATCCATAATGGCAACAAGCTGATCTACGATGATCTCTGTAGACTTGCCATTCCTAGTCAAGGTGTAGAAGTCGTCACCTTCCTGACTCAATACCTGAGCCAAGCCATCAATACCTAGCTCACCTAAATTATCAATCTTGGCGTTAACTAGATCTACGTAGGCACGGTCTCTGTCGGTGTCTAACTTCTTGTTCAGTTGTGCGTTGAAGGAGACACTGGTGTTGTGTGTCCACTCACGGATCGCAGGTGAGACAACATCCATCATTAGTGGGTCATCAATCTGCCCAACTAACTCCTGCACCTTACTCGATGTCAGGTTGTTGTAGTCATCAATGTTATCAACGATGAGAGGATTTCCGTCCTCTCCTGTCAGCCTACCCGCAAGCAGGTCTGAACCAAATTGATTTAATTCTTGTTGTACATACCCACGAGTACGTAATTCTTTGTAGTGACGTAGGAATACCTTAGATTCCTGAGCGTACTTCTCTCCATTCGCAACGGCATTGATCTCAGAAGCCATACCATCCATGAGGTAGGCTTTCTCTGCACGAAGCATGTCTTCTTTTCTACGGTTTTCCGAGGCCTTACTCATAACGCCTGGGGCAACCTTGCCTAAAGCATCAGCAATAATTGATGCTCGTGTTGGTGCATTATTGGGTGCTTGTGGTTGTACAAATGTATCTACCACACGCGCAGTTGGCGCACTAGGCGCACGAGACCGCAGTCCCTCAACCTGTACTCTAGCCATTTCGGTTCCTTATGTACTGAAAATTCCTAAGTCGTCATTAGCACTGTAGTAAGTGCCTGCAGACATAATTGAATTACCCGCAATGATCCCTAAGGTGTCAGCAGGCGTACCCATCTTGACACTGTTAATACGGCTCTGGGCTTCTGCGTTGTACGCCTCAGCGTCAACTTCATTCTGTGCAAGAAGTCCTGTGATCTCAGAGTTGATTGAAGTTTCGTTACGAAGTTGTTGCGCTTCAGTTTGCCTCAGCATCGCAACGACAGAGTTACCTGAAACACCTGATTCCCCTGCAGCTAGATACTGCTTGGATGCTACTTGGAGTGCTTCAATCTGTGCCTGTCTTTTCTCTTCGCTTAGTTTCTCAACTTCTTGGTTGGCTCTAAGATTAGCTTGTTTAACTTTTAGGTCTCGGGCTTGTACGGCATTATTTCTATTTGCATAGAAGTATGCGTTCTGGGCTGCAGCTGCATCGTTCTGCGCTTTGATTTCCATCGCAGATTTAGCCGCAGTCAACGCAATGGTGACTGGATCACACATTATTAAGCCTCTATCCTTACAAACTCGTAGAAAGGAATACGGCCTTTACCGTAGTCCTCTATTAAATTGATAAACGTGAATCCAAGATAACCAAGCCAACGAATAGCAATACGGTTTCTGGCATCCACATAGTTACGAAGTATTGGGTACTTCTTGTTGATCTGATTGACCCACTCCAAACTTTGTGGGATGAACTCTCTGCTTACTTCTGGTAAGCGGTCTGACGCAAGAAGCCACGGACACCCGACAATCGGGTCTTCTGTAGGAGTAACTCCGAAGAGTCCTATCACTTCCTCATCGCCTGCAATGATCGCGTAGACCTCATCGCTTAGCTGCATCGAGAACAGGAGAGCCTCTAGAGGTTCTAGTCCTGAAGAGGCTTTGACTTCTTCTACGTCTTGCTTACGCATCTTAGGTGCAAGGATGTGTGCATCTTCATCGCAAGCAAGTCTGTAGTAAGGGGTCATTACAATCTCCGTGATCTCAATACAAAGAAGCCTTCCCATTCAGCACTCTGGAATGAACAAGGCAGGTGACTATCACTAACCAACTCAATGTTTACCTCTTGGGCATTAGAGTTGACACCAAAGCGGAACGTACCGTTCTCAATGGCTACTTGTCCTAAGACGTTAGCTGACGCACCTACCAGTCGCCCTGTGAACTTAGCTGTCTTAGTAGGGCGTGCTGTGGGGGTTACTTCGGTTTGGAAGAAGCCAGTGTCGCTGTAGACCACGTTCCAGTTACGGAGTTGTAGTCGTCCAGTTGTCATTGGCTCATTGTTGTTTTTCAGTACCTGCTCAGAGAATCTGTAGCGGAAGGTATAGGGGACTCCTGCATAAACAGTAAGACCTGAAGAAAGCGCATTGGACACTCCAGTGTCTGAAATGAGCCTTCCTGTATGGGTTACGTACACTATGTTGTCCGAAGTGTAGGGAACAGTCGTAGTTCCACCAGAGGTCAACTTGACCCTACGGTCTAGGTTGATTCCGTGTCCTGCACTTGTGACTTCAGTCGCATCGTCTTCAGATAAGTTGATACGCTCCAAGAAGACACCAGTGTCGTACTTCACAAGGACAAAGATCTCTGACTTGTTGAAGGAGACGTTGAGTACGTCACCTGACATCACCCAACGAGACCAAGAGGACTGAAGCTTTTCATTCCCCTGCCAGTAGAAACGGTAGACGTACATTGCTGTAGGATCGTCTTCAGTCAGGCAGATAAGCATGTCTTCGTTAGAGGATGCTTCCATCTTCTTCACTTCACCAAGAATGTAGGAAGGTACGTGAGCAGTAATATCTGCTGCGTCATCTACCTCTGTATCAAGGTCAACGAAGTATTCACGGACACCTGAGTACTTACCACGCTTGGTTCCAAAGAACACGTACCTACCTGCACCCACAGGCTTTGCACGTAGAGAGGCCTCAAACTGAGTGGTTACGTCAATAGAGACAGTCTCAGGAGTTAGCAGGTCTGTTGCATCTAATCGGAACTGAGTCAGATCAGAGAAGAGTAGCAACGACTCTGTGAACGGTACTGCGTGCCTTAGTAACGACACCTTGTTGTTGGAAACAGCAACGTCAATGGGATCAGAGTCTAGGAGTGTCAGTGTAGTACGTTGGAAGAAGTTAAACTCTTCAAACTGACCTGCCTCAGAAAAGATGACGTTCTCATCTGCGAGTACGCCTAATCGGTTACGGTGGAAGAAGATGTCAGCTAACTTAAAGTCCACAAAGGACGGGAATGGGTTAGTGTCATCATCACCTACCTTACGTGATGCATAGGTGGCTTGTTGGAAATCAAAGTCACCATCAGTCCTTCTGACTAACTGGTGGGGCATGGTAGACGCATTAAGCTCAGTCTCGATGTTTGGCTTAATTGTCTCTTTCCATACCTGACCACCGTTGTCGTCAATCTGGAGTTCTACATAGTAGTCGTCTTGGCCTTTGTCGTTATCACCTACAACTCCAATCACAAACCCTTCTGGGCCGCTTGGAGGTAAGTCATCAAAGTCTGCTGTCTGATTCTTAAACGCAAGCAGGTGCTGACTACCACGAGAGTCTTCTACCTCGATGTCAAAGTCGTTGCCATCTGTAGAGGTGTAGTACAGGACGTTTCCGTACCGAGTGACTGACATGCCTGGGATTGTGCCTGCTCCTACACTGCCGTAGTAAGTGCTTTCCGTAGCTACGAAGTAGTTGAGGTTCTTAGCAATCCGGTCAGTCTGGATAGAACGCTCTGCGTTAGAGGTTGCTGTCGTTGTGTCCTGTGTACTGGACATCGTTTCGATGGAACGGGTATACACTGATCCACCTTTAGTGATACGTACTGTGTACTGACAGCGATAATCACCCTGCTTCACATACAACAGAGCCTCATTAGGGCGACTAGAGGACACCGTAGTGTTCTTAGTGACTGTCGTATTCTTATTAAGAATGAAGGTGTAATCAGCAACCGTTGTGGCTGCAACTTCTTGTGAGGGGTTGGTTAATCCTGACAGGTAGGCTGCACTGCCATAGACCGTCTTAGATGAACCATCTTTATCAAAGACATACACGTTGTCTGTAGTGACAACTAAGGTGTAGAACTCATTCTCATCCCTGCGGATGGTGTGAATGAATGCATTATCTGCACCACTGATGTTACCTAAGGACGCTATGTGCTCTGTAGGTGGACGTTTAGACAGACCACTCACTACAGAAGATAAGCCATTCTCTTGAAGGTCAGCCTGCGTCTTCAGTCGAAGTGATGGAGGTTGTTGACTGACCCCATTGATGAGGTTAGGGATAGACGCACTGACTAGAGCCATTAGTAAATCCTCTTACCGGAAACACGATCTATGACAGCAAATACGTCATAGTTGTTTAAGATGTTGAAGTCAGAGGTATCACCTTCTGTTTCCTTCAACTCGTAGTAGGCACGCGCTTCATCCGCTTCTTGGAAACCGTGGAGAGTACTTGACCCTACAACACGATCTTGGAATGTTCTGCCTGCTTTGATTGTGATGTACCGCTTGGCAACCTCTGGCAATTCGTCAAAGTCCAGACCTACAACAATGTCCAACTCAACAGACTTTCCAATATTGAAAGTGTGGTTGTACTTGTCGTACATCTTTGTGCCTCGCTGTACGAGATCTAGTGGTTGTCCTGTAGAGGTCTGACGGTTGATACTGTCTGCATCAAGGTTTGCGTCTGCCTTCAGGATGTTGGTAGGAAGAATGATCTCCCCACTTAAATTTGGTGCAAACCGTACTTTTGATTCACGGTTGAAGTGCCACGTTTCAGATTGAACTGCCCGTGACGTAGCATCGAGAATAGTCTCTGCTAACTCTGCGTCCACTAAGCCAGACGACAAGCTGTTCACAGGGCTTTCCCCAATGGTGGACAGCATAATGTTTACTGCCTCTAACTTTGTGGTTGGTGTCATGCTGTGTTCCTATTTTTGTTTCGTGCTGAAATAGCTGCGGCTTTCGCCTTAGCGTCTGCCTTTGAACTAGCTCCCCAAGCACGTAGTGCAAGCAACAGGCGAGTAGGCTCACCATTTGCATCTTTCTCTGCACCCTTCATGTTGCCCATACGAGCAAGGAAGGAAGCACGCCTTGGGTTGTCCCCAGACTTCACAGGAGCTTTGAGGTTTGCCCCTTCTGTGCGTTTGTAGTAATCACGGCCTTTCTGATTTAGCCCACCTTTAGAGTTCTGATATTCCTTCTTCGGCATGACTACTTCTTCTTTTTGTACTTAGCTGTCTTAGCGGAGTCCTTAAAAGACTTAGCTGTAGGTGCTCCTGCATCCCCAGGCTTCCGCATCTTTTCACCAGAGCCATCAGCGATACGCTTACGCTTGGCATGGATGTTTGCATATAGACCTTTTGACATATTGTTTCCTTATACATAGAGGGAGACCAATGAAGGCCTCCCCCAGTGTAGCATTAAGCTGCGTTCAAAGAGATCGCGCAAGCAGGACGAAGGATGTTGTGACCCATCGCATACTTAGCAACCATCAAGTTTCCTTGACGCTCGATCTGATACTCGTTCTCAACACCTAAGTCAAGAAGCTTCACTGTCGCAGCAGCGTCTTGAGTGAAGACAAGACCACGAACAGCAGAGTAATCAGCTTTGTAAGCACCTGTGTTAGTCAAAGGATCAGGTGTAGCACCTGTAGTTGACTCATCAGTTGTTGGGATGTGGTTAGACATAACAACACGAGCACCACCGATAGTAGGAGCCGCACCTGTTGCAATAGAACCAGAACCACCAACGTCACGGTTCATGTACGCCAGAGTGTTTACAGACTGGTCAGCACCGAACAACGCATAGTACTGCTGAGGAGGAAGAACAACGATCTTCTCTTGAGTGATGTCTTTCTTATCGAACTCTTCAAGTGCGTCATAGATAGCCTTAGCGATCTTAGCACCGTCAACTGCGTCAGCAGTCAAAGCACCGATAGTGACGTTAGAAGTGTAAACTTCGTCATCGAAAGAAGCACCGAACTGAGTAGCCGCTGCAGTCGCGTCAGTGATAGAAGCAGCCTTCGCAATGATGCGTGCTACGTTCTTGTCTGCTGCGTTAGCAAGTGCATAACCCATTTCACGAGTATAGATAGAACGCACATCGTAGTGGTTCATTGCTTCGTCAATGTTTGAGATGAAAGTTGAAGAGATCAACAAGTCATCTACTGTGACGACACGCTCTGCGTGCTTGATCTTGTCTGCTTCGATCAACTGACCTGGGGTGTGGTACTTAGCAGTAGCAACACCAGTCAAAGGGAACTGTGCAGACTTACCGTTCTGGATAGTACGGACACGGTGCAAAGGCATGAAGATGTTACGCTCTTCAAAGGCACTAAGGATTTCACCGCTAAATAATTTTAAAAACAAAGCGCGAGCGTCACCGCTTGCGTTCACTTGACCGAGACGAGACACGGCCTGATCTGTTGGAAATGCCATTTGGATTTACCTCTTAGTAATGAATGGTTGAGTTTTTAGTTCCTACTCAGCCGCGCACTACATCCTTTCTCTCAGGTTGTCTCCCGCAGGAGGCCAGAAGTAATCGTTTGTAATGGAATGCTTTTTAGGATAGCCTTGCGTTGCAAGGTATAGTTAAAGACTTTTGTGTCTTAAAAAAGCCCTAACAAGACGCTAGGGCGTATAAAGGAGACAGTTAGAACACGTTAGACCGAGCTAATTTCTCAGCTACAGTCTGACGATATGCGGGGTCATTGTGGTATCTGGGGTCACGCATAGCGGCTGTCAGTTCTGCCGCACTATTAAACGCCCCGCTTGAAGTAGGTGATGCTTCACCTTTAACAAGCTTAGGTGTTGCTCCTGCTTCAGAGCGATACCGTGCATGTAGTCCCTGCACTGCGAAGCTAACAATGTTAGCGTCTCCTGTCTCTACTGCTTGGTTGAATGCTTCAACTTCTGCAGGTGGTAGGCTTTGAGCAGCCCACTGAACCATCTCAGCGTATTGCTCTTGTCCTCCGACTGTCTGGTAGACAGATTGTGTCATGTCTTGTGCCAGAGCTTCTTGCCCTGCAATCCATGAATCTACAAGAGATTTAGGGAACCCTGATTCTTCTAATGCCTTGTATGCATCATCAGAGAGTCCACCATTCTCATTGTATTCTTGTTGGAATACATCAAAGTCCAAACCTGCTTTATCCAATACATCGACTACCTCAGTAGCATCTGCATCGGGAGTAGGTTCATTAACTTCTTCTGCTTCCGTTGTTTGATCTTCCTGCTTAGAACCTAGTTTCTTCTCAAGTTCTGAGTAGGCCTGAGCCATGTCTTCTGCTGACTTAAACTTTTCAGGTAGCCAGTCTGGACGAGAGGGGTCATTGTTTTGCTCTAGTTGCTCTGCTTTCGCAAGCATGGCCTCATCATGACCCTCAGGTGTCTCAGGTGTTTCGTTAAACGTGTTCAGTTGTTCTGCCATTACTGGTTAGTTCCTGCCTCTGTTACGGCTTTAGCGACTTGAGGTGCTGCACTTTCTGCCATGCTCTGCATCGTCTGCTGTAACATCATTTGCTGTTGTTGCTCCATAGCCTGTTGAGCTTCCATTGCTTTCTGCTCAGGCGACTTAATGAGACCGCTAGTGTCTATACCCAGAGACGCACCAAGACGGTCAATGTAGTCGTCTATGTTCATTTCCTGCGCGATAACCTCCTGACCAAGTGGTTGTAGGTATTGCAGGAACATAGCCAACTTATTCAAGTCCTGACCACGGCCTAGTGCTTCGACACCAGTGACAATGGTTGGCTTGATTGTGTCCTTCGGAAGTTTAGGCATCTTGCCTTCCTTCTCTAGACGAGCCATCAATAGACGGATCAATGGCATCTGGAACTCTTGACTCATGATCGAGTAGACACCACCCAGGGCAGTCTCCAGTTCTTGTGCCATGTAACGAACTTCCTCAGCAGTCACACGTTCAGCTTGACGCTGTACGGAACTGTTAAGAAGGAACGCAAAGGACAGACGTTCTGTAATAGTACGCATAGTCTCCATAGCAACACGGAAGTCACCAGACTTCTGTACCTGCAACGTAGAGACATCATTAGCATCACCTGTAACGATAGCTCCGTTAGGTGATTCAGCAAGGTTCTTTGCTTTCGTTGTGCCGTTAGGACGGACTAAGAACAACACCTTTGCAGATGCTGCAGAACCTTCAACGATAGATTTGGTGAGAGCCTCAAGACTCTTAAGGTCACCAAGGTATTCTTCAACATACCCACGCCCATAATCTTCACCATCAATACGAATGAATCGTAGAGGGATGAACGGGTTTTGCTCTAATGGATACGAGCCACGAGATTCAGGAATCTCAATACCTGCTACTTCCTGATAGACAATCCACTTCTTGCCTTCCAGATAGACATGAGTGAAAAGATCGTAGTCTTTCGTACTCTTGTCTTCAGGGTCAGTCAACTGCATACGTACCTCTTCAGGTAGCATGAGTGGGGAGACTGATTCCTTGGTAATGATTTCTAGTACGTTGCCCATCGTGTCACGTTTAATCACGTAACGGTCTAGGCGAAATACCTTCATTCCTTTTTCTTTAGGTGGCATGTAGAGAAGCGCATTACCTGTAACGACTAACTGCTTCAATGCCTCAAACACTGGTACACGAATCGCAGTGCCTTCTATCTCCTGCAAGCCTGCACGCTCAATACGAGCAAGAGCATCTTCTACTGCACCTCGTGCATCATTGCCTGCAAGTTCTTGCAAGTCAAAGTCGTCAATAGTTAGACGGAAGAAAGGGCTATTCGGGGGAAGTAAAGCAATAAGTAGCTTTGATGCGAGATTGTTTACCCCACGGCTACCGACAGACTGATATGGAGTCTTATAAATAGTAGACCCATTGTGTCCGTCAGGTGGCATAAGTGTGGGAATTGTAATCTCTGCTGCATCTCTTGCACGTTGCAGGAAGGCATCTCTATTAGATTCAAGTTGTGCGTATCTTTTCGCACATCCAGTGCCTTCGTTCATAGATTAACCTTTTGGAATGTTCAGACCTGAACCTGAGCTATTTACATTTGCCGAGCTAGACAGTGGGATACGTAGACCCTTCTTGCCTTTACGCTTCTTTTCTGCAGTCTCAGATGAAGTTTCCTTTTCTGATACGTCTGTATCGAACTCAGGAGCCTTCGCTGTTACTGGGGCTGCTTGGGCAGGTGGTGGTGGTGGTTTAGGGGAACCTCCTCCTAGACACATATTAATTCTCCTCTAGAGTTTCTTCGTACAAGGTTTCGAGTTTGTGAATGACAGACTGCTGTCCTTGTAGATACCTAAGTGTTTCAACATCAATGTTGTCAACAGGCAGGGTGTTTGGATACATTTCTTTAAGCATTTCAAGGAGAACCTTGGTGATACTTAGGTTATTAGAAAGTACTTTCATAAAATAAATTAAACCCTCCATGTTCCATAAAGGGACTTTAGGGGTGTATTACCACCCCCAATCACCTTCGATTCCTGAGGCGTTGTAGTCCGTAACAACTCCCTCAAAGAAGTTAGTATGGCGAGTGCCATTTAATACCCAATCTAACCAAGGAAGCGGATTATCCGTGATCGCTTCCCAGTTGGGTTTAAGTCCAAGTTGCGTAAGTCTCCGGTTAGCAATGAATCGGATGTATGACTTAACTTCCTCAGCCGTGAGGCCTTCCACATCGCCCATCGCAAACGATAGGTCAATAACTTTATCCTCAAGTTCAACAGCGTCACGGAACATTTGATAGATAGTTGCTTTAAACTCATCTGTAACAATCCTGGAGTGCTCATCGCAGAAAGTGCGGAATAGCTTGACCATTCCTTCACAGTGCATAGTTTCGTCACGTACTGACCACTCTACGATCTCGCACATGCCTTTCATTTTGCCGAAGCGTTGGTAGTTAAGAAGCATGACGAATGCAGAGAATAGAGACATGCCTTCATTCATTACTGATCGAGCAATGGCTAGGGCTGTTCCTGAATGGCTATGTACGTCTATATCGGACATGAACTCCAGTTTGTCCGACATCTCTTTTACATAGGTAAACGATGCAAATTCCTCTTCTGGTAAACCAAGAGTGTCATTCAGAAGTGCATAAGCTCGTTGGTGTACAAACTCTCGATTCACAAAAGAAGACAGCATTGCCCTTACTTCGTTGTTCTTGAACTTAGGGATGTAGTACTCAAGGTAGTTAGTTCCTACCTGTACATCTGTCTGAGTGAATAATCGGAGAATCTGTGTGATGTGATTCTTTTCTGTGGGGGACAGCTTACCGTCCATCCACTGTGCTACATCTTCTTGTAGCTTGGCTTCCCATTCGCCCCAATGAATCTTTTCATGGTCAATGGCGAAGTTGACAGCCCACGGATATTTGAAAGGTTTATATACTTTACTTGCTTCTAACAGACTCATTCTTCAGAGACTCCACAATCCAATCTGCGTTTTCCATTGATGCTTTTACTGGTGTCCCTTTATGAATCAGGATGGCAGCAACAATCGCCTTGGTGCGGTAATCGTCATCTACCTCTGTCTGCTTTGGAGCAGTTGTTGTCTTTCTTGTCGTCATTCTTTTTGAATATCCTGTCGTAATTAAGTTCGTATTTAGATTGGTCACGCCCCCTACGAGGCGCGGATCCTTTACCGTTTCTTGGATTCATATCGTTTGATCTTCAAAGATAGTTCAAGGTAGCGTGTGTGATGCTTGCGTGCCTTGTCCCAACTATGGTTGACCTGAGCTTTTAAGAGTTTTAAGTAAACTTTTAGAAGCTTTTGTTTTAGCTTATCCATGACAACTCAAACACTCTTCCGCGTCCTGAAGAGCAACACGCTCCACGTTGAGACCCACCTTGTCTGCTTCATAGCCTGCGGAAGTGCGTAGGTAATAAAGGCCTTTGAGTCCTTTCTTGTAGGCTCTAAGGTGTACAGAGTTGATATAGCTCGCAGGCGACCCTGCGGGGAAAAAGAGGTTGACGGATTGACCTTGACAGACAAATGGTTGCCTCTCTGCAGCACGGTCAACAACGTGGCCTTGGTCAATCTCAAACGCGGTTTTAAAAACCTCTTTGACATCGGCACTGAGGAACTCCAGATGCTGGACTGAGCCTTCATTGTTAATAATACTTTTCCAAACCTCTGAGGTGTTTCTCCCAATTTCTTCAAGGTGTTCCTCCAAGTATCTGTTTTTCACTAGATGTGAACCTGCCCGTGTCTTATGGGTAAAAGCGTTAGCCTTCAGTGGTTCAATGGACGGAGTACATCCGCAGATGATTGATGAGTTTGCATTAGGAGCAATAGCGATAAGGTGTGCATTCCGCATACCAGAACCTAGAATATCTAGAGGTTCTCCCTTCTCCTGTGCAATCGTCCTACTCGCTTCAACTGCCTGCTTCTTGATTACCTCAAACATACTTTCATTACGCCATTGAGCAGGTAAAGAATCCCAGGGGATGTTGTTCTTTTGTAAGTAGCCATGAAATCCCATAGCTCCTAAACCAATAGAACGCTCCCGCATTGCTGAGAACTTCGCCTTACTTAATTCTTCTGGCGCGTGCTGAATAAAGAAGGACAGTACGTTGTCCAGTAATCTAACCAAGTCTTTGACCATGTTGGTTCTGCTCCACTTGTCGTACTCTTCAAGGTTGACTGAGGAGAGACAGCAGACTGCAGTTCGGTCTTCGTTAGTGACGAGGTGTATCTCGTTGCATAAGTTAGAGCCATTAACACGGAGTCCAAGTTCTTGCTGAAACGGGTTAAGGTCTCGGTTGGCTGTGTCAATGAAGTTGAGGTAAGGACTGCCAGTTCGGAAGCGAGCTTTAAGTATTGTTTCCCACAATCCTCTAGCTTTGACTGTATCTCGGACAGTTCCGTCATAGGGGTCTTTGAGTTGCCAGACATCATCTTTCTCCACGGCAGTCATAAAGTCATCAGTGATGTTGACTGCGTTAAATAGGTTGAAACATTTACGATTGGAATCACCCCCAGTAGGGATCTTGATACCAATAAACTCCACAATGTCAGGGTGACTAATATCCATGTAGGCTGCGTATGAGCCTTTGCGAGTCTTGCCCTGCTTGTATGCTGTCATCTGACTATCAACAACTTTTAGAAATGGAATAGGGCTTGGAGCCTTATCAGAGACAGCGCGAATATCAGACCAGTGACCACCGACTCCACCACCCTTCACAGATAACCAAGACACTTCAGTATTGTGCTCGATCAATGAGTAGAGGTTGTCTGCTACGTAGGTTAGGAAGCAGGAGATCGGTAGGCCAGTTGGCTTTTGGTCAGGTAGGGGAGCATTACTCAACACAGGACTTGCGAACATGAACCAACGCTTTGATGCGTAGTTATAAATACGTTGTGCAAATGCTAGGTCACCTTCACAGTAGGCAACGGATGCACGAGCTAATGCTTCTTGGGGATCTTCTCCATCTAAACAATAAAACGATAGCAACGCTAACGCTTGTTCCGAGAAGTTCTCATTTCTTGTTTTATCAATTTTAATTCCGAGATAGTCGGTCATAATGTTCCTTGGTCAGACGGGACGCAGATAACTTGATAATTGATGATTGGTTTTCCTACCTCAGCAACAATTTGATCTCTACGGTCAAAACATGAATCCATGCTTGGATGCACGGAATCAGGCTTGACCATGTACTGCTCACCGTTGACGAGGATTACAAACAGAATCCAAATCATCAGTTATTCCTTATAAATCGTATTCGCCATTAATTTGATTGATACGCATTTCTGCGTAACGAATGACTTTGCGTAGATCCACTACTTCGCTTTCAAATTCGTCCATGCCTTCATACAATTTCGATCCTGCACGCGAGGCATACTTGATGATGTTTCCTCGCCAAAACTCCATGCCATTTCTGATGATGAAGTTCTTAGGTTCGATTGCGTATTGCGCGTAGTGGGATGGTTGTTCGATGATGGTATCAACAGACTGATCGTCCCTGAGGTCAGTACTGGCACGTTCATCCATATTAAAGTTGTCATCACTCATAGCCTCATGTACCTCGATCAATTTGAGCCATTGGGCGGTGTCCATAGAGTTACCTCCCCTGTTTCCTTGTTGTACTCACCTGTGCGTAAGATGCGTGCAAGGCGTGCTTGAGTGAGTGCAACTTCTTCAGACAGACCTGCTTTCATGTATGCAACAACAACGGCATTCCATGAGCAGTCATGAGCTAAGATCTTTTCAGCAGTCTTGGCTCCCACCTTTGGACACCCAGAGTAGTTGTCCGTTAAGTCACCTATCAGGGTTTGGGAGTAGAACCAGTAATCACCTTCAAGCGGTGAGATGGTGACTACCTCTCCATCAATTAGGTGCTTGCCTGGGATCGTCTTCAGGTCTTTATCCAGTGACCAGATGAGCGTGTCGTCATCCTCAGTCCCCATGATCCCTAAGACATCATCAGCCTCTAGGTTTTCCCAAATGACACCGTTGTACTTTTCGTACATGTAGTCCTTGGCGTACTGAAGTAACATCGGTCTACGAATGTTCTTTCGGTTTGCCTTGTAGGTTGGGTCAACTTGTTTACGGAAATTGCTTGCATCAGATAATGCAGTAACTACCTCAGTGCAGATAGAGGACGTAACAAGTTTGGATACTGCCTCATCAATATCGCTCTCTACGTCTTGCTCAAAAGCATGTAGAGTCCAGAGGCCATCACCCCAATTAACAGGTGTCTCCGCTTTGGTTGCTGCGGTGTAGGCAATAATGTCACCATCAATAAGTAGCTTCATGCATCCTCACTTTCAAAGTCATACGGAACCACATACCCTGCCGCACGTAGGAAGTTACGAAACTCACAGACTGCCTCATCCCATGAGACATCATCGCCTAATGTCATGGTCACTTGTTCAACAGTAGGCGGCCCCACCATCGAGTCGTACTCACTGTCCGGTGTCCACGGCCTGTATTCCATCTTAATCATTCGTGATCTCCTCTCCATGCTCTTGCTCTCAATGAATATTCATCGAGTTCAAAGACCTGCTTGTAGGTGTCGAAGGCTTTCTCAAACCGTGCATCAATAAGCTCGGCTAACCCAGTGAGTGCAGTGTGTAGACGATCTTCGTCATAGATGAGTTCGCTATCGAGAATAACATCAGCCAAGACTCTTAGATCATCAGCACTGTGACCTAAAGCCATTAAGGTGCTCTCTAAATCTGACCTATCTTTACTGAGTTTCATCCTCTTCCTCCTCAGCCATAGCTCGCATGTAATCCTCAAACTCTTTCTGAGTGACTACACGGATGCCGTGCTTTACTTGGATGTACTCTAAGTACGCTTCCATCAGGAACTTCGCAGTGAGTGAGAGACTGACGACAGCAAACGCTAGAGCAATAATCCATTGGATCAGTTCATTCATTGACGGTGCTCCACAAAACGTAGCTTCCTTGTTTTGGAATTAAAGTGTAGGTACTGAACGCCTAGTTCTTTCTGCAACACTGTGCGTGAAGATAAGCGTCCATCTTTGTAGGACTTCACATCAAGGAGACGTAGCTGTCCTTCAGGACTCATAGCGATCAAGTCAATCGCTCCTGTGCATCCACAGTTCTTGAATACCTGATAACCCTGATCCCATAACCATGTAATTGCGTAATGCTCTGCCATGTCACCAATGCGGGATGGGTCAGTGGGTTTCTGCCCAGTTACGTCCATAGGTATACTCTGCATCGAGTGGGCATCTGAAACTGTAAATTTGTTCAACTTTGTGCATTGACCGTATGACAAGTTTTCCAACTGCATCTTCCAATCCTTGTTTCACTTGAATTTGTACTTCATCGTGGACAAACGCCACTATCGCAACATCTTCTTCTGTGTAACCGTCAGCGCGTAAGTCGTCTTCAATTTGGACGTACCACCGCTTACAGATGATTGCACCTGCTGATTGCAGAAGTGTGTTGAGTGCTGCGTGAGGATGTCTTACTGGGACTTGTCTTCCATCGAGTCCTTTGATCCATCCACGCTTGGCTGCTTCTGAGACTGCATCTCTGAGCTTTTTAAGGGCGGGGACTTTATCAAGAAATTTCTTCTTAATTGCCTTGCCTGCTTTTGCGCCTTTGTTAATGATCTGACCAATTTTTTCGTCTCCTGCTCCGTAGAGGAATCCATAGATAAATGTCTTAGCGGTTGCTCTGGTTGGTAACCCTGCAGCTTCTTGGTTAGCTGTGTGGATGTCACCATCAACTACCTCTAGCGCGTAAGCACCACCATCAAAAGGAGCCATATAACTGGCAAGACAGCGAAGTTCAAGTGAGCTTGCATCGGCTCCAAGAAGGGAATAACCATCAGGCACAGTAAAAAGCTCACGACACTCACGCCCATAAGGTGCTGAAACTGACGGGACTTGAGCACAATTTGGTTGCGAATGGGTGCAACGAGATGTAACGCAACCCATGTGATTAACGCGCCCATGTATCTTTCCTTCTTTCTCTAGCTTCAACCACGCCTGCTTACCAGAACCTAACTGACCAATGCGTTTGTTGAGCATTAGGTATTCAGCAAGGAGCTTGGCTTCAGGCAGATCAATCTCTGACAGAACAGTTTCATCTACCTTAGGTATGCCCGACTCAGTAAATACTTCGGGCTTCCATCCGAGGGTTTGAAGCCTTTCTGCAATCTGTTGACGAGAAGCAGGGTTGAATGGAATCTCTTTTGTTTTGGTCTTGAGTTGAACCACAGTTGGAGTAAATTGAGATTGCAAAGAAACCTCGATGTCATTCTTCCTCTGCGATAACTCAGCAAAGAGTTTCTGGCCGTCACTAACAGCGAACACGAATCCGCGCTGCTCTTGCTTAAACATTTCGGAAGCGATGTTGTGCTCAAGAGTAAGCGCATCCTCTGAGAACGCTTTCGCCATGATGCATTCGTACAGTGCTTGCGTAACTTTCGTGTCCTGTACGCAGTAGTCCAACATCTGTTGGCTGAATTTTTCCCAAGCCCCATCGTTAGTTTCGCTATATTCACCTTTCAGTTCTCCTAAACGGTAACCCCAGGCCTTCAGGGAATGAGATCCCCATAGCTTTGTTGGAAGCTTCTTTTTCTCCGCATCCAGTTGCATGAGGTGAGGCCAAATGGTGCGGGAGCAGACGAGTGTGTCTAGAACGTCACCTTGATGTTCGTATCCCCATACCTTCTTCAAGGCAGGAAGATCGTAACCAATTAAGTTGTGACCAATGATCTGGTCAGCGTTCTGGATGACATGTACACACTCTTTAATTTTTTCACCATAAAATGAGAATGTGTTATCAGAATCGACATCTCTTAACACAACGCAGTGAATGGTTGTGATGTCATCAAGTAGGTTGTCTGCTTCTATATCTAAGATGTACTTCATTGCCCTGTCTCCGCAGTGACTAATTAACTTCAGGGTTTTCCTCAAGCTCTTGTTCAAAGGTTTCTCTGAACTCTTCAATGTCTGGGTAGTTGCCCAGTTCAATGTTTTGCTCGGTCTCAACCAAGTAAAGTGAGATCAAGTGTTCGATCCACGCTTTACGTAGTTGGTCTTCGGTGTAAAGCACCATTAAAAGTCTTCCTCTATTGTAGTTACTTCCTCAGTGAAGGGATCATCCGTCTCAAATAAGCGGGTACTGTTAGGCTCATACCCTAGATACATCAGATGCCCAGTGGCTTGCCCTGTGTACCGATCCTTCAACACACGCAGCCTTGTAGTCTGTCTAACCTTCTCATCTGCATCCTGCTGATTACGTTCTAGTCCGAACATGAAGTAAGACCAGAAGCCGATTGCTCGACTCCCTTTGAAGTGACGGATGGATACCTGCCCACCTTCTTCATGGGGCTTTCCGTCTGGTGTCGCTAAGTGAGACACGAAGTGGATGATGACCTTGAGTTCATTGGCAATCCCTGCCATCTCTTTCATGATCTGCTCAAGGCTTCCTTTCTCATCTGAGGTGTCAGCCATCGCAGTCAGGTGGTCAATGTAGAACAGTTGGATACCTTCAGCGTGAGCCATGTAGCGCAACTTATTCTTGATGATGTCCCAGTCTGTCTGACCGAACGAGTTGTAGAAGGTGATACTGCCTGACAACTTGCGGACACTATCAACAAGCTCCTCTGGCTCCCAACTCCCATCAGGGACATGAAACCTTCTACCTTCTACCTTGCCTGCAATGCGTTTCGCAGACTCAGTAGGCAACTGCTCCAAGAAGAACACGCCCACCTTCTGCTTCAGTTCAGTGATGTCATAAGCGATCTGCTGCGTCAGGAAGTCTGTCTTACCGATCCCTGTGCCTGCACCGAAAGCATACAACTCACAAGGCCTACGCCCGAAGGTGATGTCAGTGAGGCTTTGGATAAACCAAGGCAGTCCCTTCTCAACAGGTTTACTGATGTCATCAATGAGGTCTTCAATCTGCACCAGTCCATCAGGACGGAAAGGCTTGGAACCCCAGATTGCTTGACTCAGCTGCTTGACCAGTCCTTGTTGAAGCATTTCGTTTGCATCTTTACAAGGTATAGTTGCGAGCTTGGCCTTGCCTGGGGTCAGTAGTTCAGCACATTCCTTTGCTGCCTTCTGTCCCACCTCATCCTGATCGAACAAGAAGACAACTGAACTGAATCTCTCAATCCACTCGATCTGCTTCTGTATGTCCCGCTTGGCTCCTGATGCACCATTCTTGATGGAGACCACAGGCCAATTAGGTAAGGCCACCTCAACACTCATGGCATCAAGTTCGCCTTCAGTGATGATGAGCATCTTGCCCGCATCCTGACAACGACTCTGACCAAAGAGACATGCGTCCTTCATGTCCCCTATGATCTTGAAGGTCTTGTCAGGAAACCTTATTTTTTGCGCGACAACTCTTCCCTGAATGTCGGTGAATGGAGCCACTTGTACAGGAGAGCCGAGGTACTCAGAGACTCCGTATCCCCACTTCTTGCAGTCTTCGTAGCTGAGTCCTCGTTTGGTGAGGTGCTGCGGTTCTGCTCTGAGGAACTTTCGATCTGTTGAAGTGAACTCTGGTGCTGTTGATTCTGCACTGGATTCTCCTTTCGTGTAGGTCTGACAAGAGAAGCAGTAATGACTGCCATCTGAATACAAAGCGTTAGCATCACTACTGGTGCAGTGAGGACATGCTTCGTGTCTTATCAGAGTGGATTCACTCATCGTCTTCAACGTCAACTTCCAAAGAGGCTACGTAATCAATCTCATCAGACACCTTGTCCTTCCAGTTGCAGAGCAACTCAAACAAGAGGTGTAAGTCCTCGTCTGAAGTATCTTCATAGACATGCTCTAAGATGTCTTCCAAGCTAAATTCGATCTTCATGCTATCCATTCCTTAGGTATGGTCTCGCCTTCTGCCCACGTAAAGCCGTAGCGGTCAGCCCACTCAGAACAGGTCATCTTGGTTCCATCCTTCCGCACCTTCGCTCCTTGTACTGGAGAGTTGGCACGTTGGAACAAGAACCGGATGTCTAGGTCTGGATGTTGTGACTTCACTGCTTTCATCTTGCGTTGAGCGTCTTGACGGAAATAACCTTTGAGTTCGACATAGATGTCACCGATCTTGAGATCAGGTACGTAGGAGCGTTCTACACTGTACGAGAGGGTGTGAGGTTCGTACTCGTAGTTCACTCCTGCGTCCTTCAGCTTACCGATGACCCTTTGCTCAAAAGTCCCCTTCAACTGCGACATCCGCAGCCTCTTCTTCAAAGTACTGCTCTTTCTGATCGTCCTTCTCAACTGCTTGGGCAACGTAACCATCCTCTTCATCAAAGAGGTTACTTGCACCGTTGTACTCATTGAGTTCGATCACCTGTACTGCTGACAGATATAGAGTGACGAAGATGGTCTTCTGTGCAGGCACGTAATTAGCAATCGGATTGAAGGCAACCTTAACAGTTGAACCATTACCAATCTCGATGCCCATGTCGGTCATTGGCTTACGCTTGGCATCAACTACCATGATCTTGCGTAGGCCACCTTCCTTCGTGCGTGCCTTTGCTTTGAACTTGAACACGAGGTTGCCAGTGGCATCACCGTTCTCGTCATACTCAGTTTCAAAGTTGTGTCGTGTGGACAGCGTGTTCTTCAGTTTAGGGTCACGCTTGACCTGAGCTTGGAACTCAGCGTTGCCAATACTCTCTAGGTGCTCACACATTTCGGCTGCTTCAATCTCTGAAACAACAACTGATATTGAGAAGTCTCCATCAGGAGCTTTCGTAAATTTGCGGGAGTTGTTATCAAACTTCTCCTGCTGTCCTTCAAAGACTTTTGCCCACAGAGCAGAGCCTTTCAGAGTGCTAACATTCTTAGCCATTTAATCTCCTTAAGTGTAGTTTTTCCTCCAGAGGAGGCCATAATAGGACTTTAGTATTTATGCAAAAAAGTATTTAGATTCCAATACTTTACTGAGGTTTAGACTACCTTGCTGCGGTGGCTCTGGAAGACCTCCCTCAGTGTAGCTTTCAACGTGATTCTTAAGATCCATCAAGACATCATGTTGCTCATACATGTCTACAAAAGCCTCACGGAGTAACTGACTCATGGCAGGCATGTTAGGTGCATGTGTCCCGTAGCTGTCATGAACCATAGCGAAGTCCTCGATCCCTAAGTCATGACAACGATCTATTGTGAGCGTGAGTGCTGAAGCGTCCATGCTATGAATGAAGTTAGGGCTTGAGCCGTTACGTGTCCTGTTGAGATCTATGGTGTCTTGTTGATAGTCCTGAAACGATAGCTTCACTACACTGCCATCGATCATGGTCTTGATGGTACGGTGTGACAACTGAGGGTAAGCCTGACGTACTAGAAGGTTCGTAGGTGTCACCCACTCCATTGGTTTGTTCTGCCTCGCACAGTGGCTCCCCACCTGACGTAGGTAATCCATCACAGTAGAAGCAGAAGAGATCACATCCTGAATCGAAGACCAGACATGTGTAGACAGATACTTACTAGGTGGGAACAGGTTACCCCAAGGATCATACTGACCTTTGTCTATGCGTTCCTTCAGTGCTTCAGAGATGTACTCACGACATG